TTGTACTATGCCAAGCAGAAAATCAAACAAGCCACTGAGGTGGCTGATGGTGCGGCTTTGGCTGATGCGCAAGAAGAATGGTATGAGGCCAGGAACCAGGCCGAGGCTTTGGTCAATTTAAAAAGAAAAGTTGCGTCAACTCCTGAGCCATCCAGTATTCCCAAGCCAGTTGATCCCAGGCTGACAAAAAACGCCAACGATTGGATGTCTAGAAATACTTGGTATGACCCCAAGAACGATGACGTTGATTCTCAGATCGTATTAAAGATCGATGAAAGCTTGGTAAAAGAAGGCTGGGACCCACTAGACCCAGATTATTGGGACGAACTTGATAACCGGTTGACTAAATATCTTCCACACCGTTACAATCAAAACGACGATAGATCAAACATGAATAGGAGGCCCCGTTCTGTAGTTACAAGTTCAGGTAGAGAGAGTGTTAATAGTGCTCGTGGAAACGATTACTATGTTTCACCCGAAAGAGTAAAAGCCATCAAAGACGCAGGAAAATGGGATAACGTTAAAGAGCGTCGTAAGATGATTGAAAAGTACGCTGAATATGACCGCAAAAACAGGAGTTAATTATGCATGATGATCGATTGAAAAAAGACCTCACCTTAGGTGGCCGCGAGTCTCGCGCAAAGCAAGATAGTCAACGTGGTTCTGCCTCTGATGAATTGGCAAGTCAGCAGGAGCGTCGTAAGATGTTCCGGAATGAGTGGGTGCAAGAAGCCCTACCATCACCTCCGGATGTTCCGGGGTTTCACTTAATTTGGCTTTCTACGACCAACAGTTATGACCCTATTCATAAAAGAATGCGTATGGGTTATACACCGGTCACCGTTGATGAAGTTCCTGGCTTTGAGAATTACAAAGTGAAAGCAGGGGAACATGCAGGCTTTATTGCTTGCAATGAAATGCTTCTTTTCAAAATACCAGAAGATGTTTACCAAGACATCATGGCCGAGTTTCACCACTACGCTCCACAAGACGAAGCGGAAAAAGTTCGGTTGCAGGTTGAGAATTTTCAAGGAGTCAAAGACAGCAACGGTAGACGTCTAGGCATGGTCGAGGGAGAAGGTTTAAGTGATTTTGATAAACCTAAGCCCGTTCCGGTATTTTCCTAACGGATTTGTTAATTTAATTGGAGTACGAACATGTCAGCAACATCTGCACCGTTCGGTCTACGCCCTGCGTTCCATCCCTCTGGATTGGATCGCGCACAAGCGTTGGCAGGCGGTATTGCGTCGGGATATTCCTCGGCGATTCTTAAAGGTCAACCTGTAGCCTATGGCACAGGCGGTACATCTAACGGTACTATCGTTATCGCAACCACACCAGGTACAAACGGATCAGCAACAAGCTATCCAGTAATTGGTGCGTTTGCTGGTGTCGAGTGGACCGATACAACAGGTCGTCGTCGCGTAAGCAACTATTGGCCTGCTTCTACAACTTACATCACTGGATCATGCATTGCATATTTCTACAACGATAACAATATCGTTTATGAAATTCAAGCTGATGCAAGTTTGGCTCAAACCTCAATTGGTAATGAGTACAACTTCAGCAATATTTCCGCAGGTTCTACAACCACTGGACTGTCACAAGCAACTTTAGGTGCTAGTTATGGTGCAACTGGTAATGGAGTCCAAGGTCAATTGCGTGTTGTTGACTTGGCACCATATGCTGGTAATGCTTGGGGCGATGCATACACTATCGTACGCGTCGTGGTCGCTAACTCGCAATTCTTCGGCAACTTTGCCGCAATTGCATAATAAAAAAGGAGATAGACCATGGCCGCACCAATGCGAAGTACGGACTTTAGATCGATCGTCGAACCTATTCTTAATGAATCTTTTGATGGCGTCTATGACCAACGTAAAGACGAGTGGAGCCGAGTTTTCCGCGAGGAAAATGGTATTCCACGTAACTACCATGAAGAGCCTGTCCTTTATGGATTTGGAGCCGCTCCACAATTGCCTGATGGAACACCTGTGTCCTATCAGCAAGGTGGTGTGCTCTTCCTCCAACGCTATGTATACCAAGTCTACGGCCTTGCGTTTGCATTGACAAAAGTGTTGGTTGAAGACGGTGACCACATCCGTATCGGTCAAGTTTACTCACGTCACTTAGCTCAATCTTTGATTGAGACTAAAGAAACACTATCGGCAAACGTGTTGAACACTGCGTTCAATTCGTCTTACCCTGGTGGCGACGGTGTATCCTTGATTAACACTTCGCATCCCATTGTTAACGGAACTTTCAGCAACCAATTGGGTACTGCGGCTACTTTGTCGCAAACCTCTTTGGAACAAATGTTGATTCAAATCCGTCAAGCTGTGGACAACAACGGCAAGAAAATTCGTTTGGTGCCCCGCCAGTTGGTGGTTGCTCCTGGCAATATTTTCCAAGCTGAAGTGTTGCTCAAATCTGTTCTTCGTACCGGTACAGCAAACAACGACGTCAACCCAATCAAATCAATTGGTTTGCTTGACGAAGGCGCGGCTGTATTGTCACGTTTGACCAGTTCTACAGCATGGTGGGTCCAGACCGACGCTCCCGAAGGCATGAAGCTTTTGATGCGCCGTGAATTGGAGAAAACCATGGAAGGTGACTTCGAGACTGACTCTATGCGCTACAAGGCGACAGAGCGTTACGCAGTTGGCTTCACAGACCCACGTGCCATGTACGGCACAGCGGGCGCTTAAAGCACCCAGGGGGAGGTTATCCTCCCCCTTTTTTTTAAACTTGTCATACTTTTCATGGAGCAGACAAAATGCCACAATTTTCAGACGACCTATTCTTAGGTACAGCGCAAGGGTACATTGGAACTAGCAATTCCAATACAGAGTCAGTATTTACTGGTTCTATTTCATCTTCTACTTTGACCGTGACAGCAATGCTGTCTGGCGATTCACTTGTTTTGGGCCAGTTTATTTCTGGAACTAACGTGACTGCCGGGTCATACATCACAGCTTTTGTGACCGGCCTGGGTGGAACAGGTACTTACACATTAAGCACGACTTCTACAGCAACTTCAACCACTATGTATGCTTCTGGCAATAATGGATTGGGTGATCCATCTCCAATGGAAGTTGGTGTTGGACCTTTGGGACGTGAGTACGTTTGGGATGTAATTCCACAAACATTACAATCTGGTAATGTTGCCGCATCACAAACAGCTTCTGCCGCTGGTAATTTGACATTGACAGCAGGCACATCAGCCAAGTCATTTGTTCGCAATGATGGCACCACAGTAATTCAATTGGATTGTGCTCGTGCACTGACAGTGAATTGCTCAACAACAGCTCGCGCATTTACAGTGAGTGGTTATGATTATTACGGCCAGGCAATGTCTGAAGTAATTACCGTAGCTACTGCTGGTACAGCCGTGACTGGTAAAAAAGCTTTTTATCAAGTTTCTAACGTAGCAATTGCAGGTTCTGCAACAGCTTGTGTTGTTGGTACAAGCGACAAAATCGGAATTCCATTGCGTATATTTGACGCTGGATATGTTACTAGAGTCGGTTGGGCTAATACTTTGGCCAATGACACGGGAACTTTTGTTGCCGCTGACATGACAAATCCTGCAACTTCAACGACTGGTGATGTACGCGGTACATATACTCCTTCAAGTGCAACAAATGGTCAAAGCCGTTTGGTTATGCTTATTGCACTTCCAGGCATCGCTACTGGACCCAATGCAACCCGCACTGGTGCTCTTGGTGTAACACAAGCTTAAAGGAGACTTTAAATGTCTGAATTCAAACCAATGATTAAGATGATGACCGACGAGCCTTCAGTTATTCTGAAGCTCAAAAAAGGCGGCCATGTTCATTCTAAAAAAGAGCACAAGGAAGAGCATGGGCACAAGTCTATGCACATGGCCATGGGCGGAATGCCTGGCATGATGCCTCCAATGATGCGTAAACGCGGTCCTATGATCGCTCCACGTCCAATGCCTGCCGCGATGCCTGGTCGTGCTATGCCTGGTGCAATGGCCGCTCCTATGATGAAAAAGGGCGGCAAGATGCACCATAAGGCCGAGGGCGGTCATATGGAAAGCGGCAAAGAGCATAAAGCTGAAATGCATGAAATGCGTAAGATTGAAAAAGAGCTTAAGCATCATGAAAGCATGAAAGCTGGTAAAGCTCATCATGGTTTGAAGCATGGCGGTAAGGTCCATCACAAAGCCAAAGGTGGAGCAATGCTTGGCAAAGAGCTGGATTCTTACGAGTCACGTGACGCCATCAAGGGCAATGAGGGTAAATTCTTGCAAACCAAAATGGTTACTGCCAAGAAAGATACAACTCACGGCACTGGCGGCATTAAAGAAAAAAATGCCGGTGGTTATAAGCGTGGCGGTCACGTAATGCATCATGCTGGTGGTGGAAAAGTTCATCATGTATCTGGACATCCAGAGGGCACTGAAGCTCATCACAAAGCAATGGCTAAACATCATGCCGCTAAGCACAAAGAAGGTGGTTCAGCTCATCATCATAAAATGCATGAGCACCACAAACATTTGGCAAAAATGTGCAAGGGCGGTAGCTATAAAGATGGCGGCACTGTTCCTGAAAGCAGGGCAAAAGCTTTTGAAAACACCATGATGCATGATGGTGAGCACCACGATACCGTACACGGTACCGGCGGCATTAAAGAAAAGAATGCTGGTGGTTACAAGCACGGCGGTAAGGTTCACCATAAGAAAGAAGGCGGTCACATGGACTGGGAAAATCGCCCAGCAAGTGGTACTCCTCCTGGAAAAACCATGGGTAAAACTGGTGAAGTGCGTGAAGCAAATGCCGGTGGTTATAAACATGGCGGTCATGCCGCCAAGAAGCACCATTATGCTCATGGTGGAATGGTAGATAGTGGTAAAGCTGAGAAGATGCCCAAAAAGGCAAAGTCTGAGCCAGTCTCTATCTCTCGCTTATCTGGCACCTTTAAAAAGGGTGGCCACGCTAAGAAACATTCAATGTTCTAAGCAGATGGGGACTACGGTCCCCGTCTTTTAAGGAAATATCATGAGTAATGCAATAGTTGCTTCAGTCACTCGCGCAGGAACCTATGAACCTTTTAATCTTCAGGTTTCACGCAATCAGATTTCTGGTCACACACCAATTCAAATTTTTGGTTATGGGTCATCAGTGACCAATAGCTATATCCCTGCTTGGGAGGCAAATACTGCTTACACTTATTTGTCAACAGCACAACAAATGACTGTTGTTAGTACATCAGCTTCTGACAATACATCAGCGTCTATTGTTATCAACGGTTTAGACTCAAACTTTAACCCAATCAGTGAAACATTGTTCTTGAATGGAACAACTGCTGTCACTTCGGTTAACAGTTACTTGAGAATCAATGGTATCAACTTGGCATCTGTTGGCACTGGACAGACCACAAACGTCGGTATCATTACTTGCAAGTACAGCTCAACAACTTATGCTGAAATTTTGGCTGGTGCAGGCAAAAGCCAAATGTCAATTTACTCGGTGCCAAATGGATATACGTTTTACTTTGTGGACATCAATATCCAAGCAGGTAATGTCTATACATCGAGCTACTACTTGAATTATCGTGCTCAAGTCACAAACAATTCAGTATCTCCTTCCATTACATCAACAGTTTTGACAACACCATTTGTTGAAACTTTCACTGCAATCAAACAATTTCCTTTTGGTTTTGCATCAAAGTCTGACATTCAATGGCAATTTGAAACAAGTAATTCTGCCTTGACTGTTCCTGTTGGAGTTATTGTTGAAGGAGTTTTGATTCCAAATAACAATTCTGTCACAGGCGTAGGTACATAATGCCTAGCAAATCTCCTGCTCAACACAGGCTGATGGAGGCCGCCGCACACACCAAAGGTGGGTTCGGTGGCGTTCCTCAAAAAGTTGGCAAGGAATTTGTCAAAGCTGATGAGGGTAAGAGAATGGCCAAAGGCGGCTTGTACGAAAATATTCACAAAAAACAAGAAAGAATAGCCCATGGATCAGGTGAACACATGCGTCGTGTCGGAGCTAAAGGTGCCCCCACAAAGGAAGCCTTTATCGAGTCAGCTAAGACGGCTAAGAAAAAGTCTGGCGGCGGGGTCAGCCTGGCTGTCGGTCGCGGTGAGAAATTATCGACAAACAAAGGTGCGGGACTCACAGCTAAGGGTAGAGAAAAGTACAATCGAGAAACTGGATCGCATTTAAAGGCACCACAACCTCAAGGAGGCTCCAGAAAAGATTCGTTCTGTGCAAGAATGTCTGGCGTTGTTAAACATTCAAAAGGAGATGCACCAAGGGCCAAAGCCTCTCTCAAGAGATGGGCCTGCCCAGGGTGGTAAAACATGGCTTATTCAGGCACCGTTGGTCAAACAGTCATTTCAGTACAGCAGTTAATCGACCATGGCGCGCGTCGAGCTGGTAAGCTTGCCGAAGAGTTAACCTCAGAGCAGGTTTATGCGGCAAAAGAATCATTGTTCATGTTCTTGTCCCACTTGGGAAACCTGGGCATCAACTATTGGGCAATTAGCAAAATTGTTCTAGGGTTAAACCCTGATCAATACATTTATTCATTACCTCTTGGAACCATCGATGCATTGAATGTTTTGTATCGGACAATGAACCAACCGGTGGGTAGTTACAGCAGTTCTGCTGGCGGTATTGCGCAAAATGTTGCTGACGACAATCCAAGTACCTATTGCCAGCAAACAGCGCCCAACGGCTCGATTACGGTGGTTTATGGCACCAATAATCCTCAGTACATAGGATCAATTGGTTTGATGCCATACGTTGCCGGCGGCGGTAGTGCAACCTGGAGCTATACGTACCAGGCGTCAAGTGATGGCGTCAACTGGACAACACTTTACACGGCAACCAACGTTACCGTGACCGATTATCAATGGATTTGGCAAGACATAGACCCTGGAGCAAATGTTCAATATTATCGAATTGTGGCCACAGGCGGCACAACTTTGGCTATTCGCGAACTGTACTTTGGAAATAACTCCAGGGAAATTCAAATGTCTCGATTAAATCGAGACGATTACACAAATTTACCTAACAAAAACTTTACAGCCAATCAGCCATATCAATTTTGGTTTGATCGAACCATTCCACAGCCAACCATGTACCTGTGGCCAACACCACAAACGTATTTTGTGCAGGCAACGGTCTGGTATTCACGCCAAATCATGGACGTTGGCGCACTTTCTGGCCAATTGGAGATACCACAGCGGTGGTATGAGGCGGTTTTGATGAATTTGTCTCACAGAATGTCCATGGAATTGCCTGGCGTGGATTTGACCCGTGTCAATTACCTGGAAAAAATGGCCGTTCAATATTTGAACGAAGCTGAACAAGAAGAAAGAGACAAATCTCCGATTTATTTGGCACCAAATATATCACCTTACACGAGGTAATAAAAATGCCACGATTTCTTGATACAACAGGGCTCACAAACATTGCAATTGCCGTGTGCGATCGTTGCAAAATGAAGCGTCCTTTAGTAACATTGAGTTCAGATTACAATTTCCCAGGTTTGAGAGTTTGCGATCAAGGTTGCAAAGACAATTTAGACCCTTATCGCCTTCCTGCAAGAAAAACTGAAAGAATTAACTTGAGATTCCCAAGGCCTGATGTTCCATTAAATGACTTGACTCAACCATCATATCCTTATGGTGGTTATGTTGATGGTTTTATTCCGGACCCAGGGAGCGGAGATTAAAAAATGGCACAACCTACAGGTAATTACACCCCAATTTATCTTTATTCAAGCGCTACATCAGGTAATATTCCTGTTGCGGCTAATCTTGGACAAGGTGAATTGGCCATTAACAGCGCTGATGGAAAGTTGTACTATAAAACTTCTGGCGGATCGGTTGCTGTACTTGCTAATGCGGCTGTGGCTACGGGTAATTTGCCTGGTGGTTCTACAGGCACCGTTGTTTATCAAAGTGCAACTGGTGTCACTGCTTATTTGACTTTAGGCGCATCTGGAACCGTTTTAACATCCAATGGAACTGGTCCTGTATATGTAAGTCAGTCAAGTTTGTCTGTCGGTACGGCGGCAGTCGCTACAACAGCAACAACAGCAACTACTGCACAAACAGTTACTTTCAATACTGCATATTCAGCACCAACTCCAACAAGTGGTCAAAACGGATATGTGTTGTCTTACACGGGTGCTGGGTTTGCTTGGGTTGCGGCTCCTGCGGCTACAACAGCATCTGCAATTGCAGGCGGTGCTCAGTACCAAATCCCATTCCAAAGCGCTGTAAGCACAACTGCTTTTAGTGCTAATCTGACATTCAATTCAAGCACAAATACATTTACTGCTACCAACATCAGTGGTACTGCAATTACTGGTACAACAATAACAGCAACTACTTCTGTCACTGGCGCAACAATTACTGCTAATGCTTCAATTGCTTCATCTGCAACGACAGGTGCTTTCAATTATGGAACACTAAGCTATTCTGATGTAAATATTCTTGGTTCATACGTTGGCAATGTAAATAACTACATTCAAGAAGTATTACAGAATAAGAGCAGTGGTTCTTCTGCATCTGTAGACTTTATTGTTTCAAATGACCAAGGTACTGCAAGTACATACTATGGTGACTTTGGTATGAACTCTTCCACTTACAGTGGAATTGGTAGCTTCCAACAACCGAATGTCGTGTATTTGTATTCTGTCAGCAGTGACTTGGTGATCGGTACTCAAAGTGCAAATTATTTGCGTTTAGTGACCAATAACAACTCAGCAGATTCAATGACAATCAGTCCAACGAATGCTGTGGCTTTTAACGGCAATTACGGTACTACTGGTTACCTTTTGACTAGTTCAGGAACAACTGGTGCTCCAACTTGGACCAATCCTGCAACCATTGGCACATCGCCAGGTAAACTGTACTTTTACGGACAATTTTAAGGACTTATCATGGCATCAGGAACACTAGGTCAAGCATCGTTAGCGGCGGCAACAAACACCACTGTATATACAGCGGGTGCAACACCGTCTACGTTTAACATTGAAGTTACAAACACCACAGGTTATCCAGTCGCTGTTAATCTTTCTATCTCAGCCGCAACAACTCCAGTGGCAGGTGAGTATTTGGAGTATCAGACGGTGATACCTGGCAACGGTGTATTGGAACGTGGTGGTGTGGTTTGTACAGCAGGTAAATACATTGTCGCCTACGCTACAGCCGCAGGTGTGAACGTCAACATTTATGGATACGAGGGTTAATCATGTCACGCAATATATCTTCATCAAATACACCAACAATCCTTGAAGTACCTAGCTCTACAGGCTTTAATGTTGGAGACTTGGTTTATAACAACAATGGTAATTTTGTTAATGGTAGTGGCATTTCACAACCATCATCAATCAATTTCGCGTTAAATGCAAATACACCTGTAACAAATGGAGTAACACCCACATCCGTCTTTAACCCTATTCCTAGCGGTTTTGCAACAGGGTCATCTCAAGGATATCAACCCGTTGCGCTTTTAATTGCACAATATACCGCTACGACTGGAACATCAGGCGCGTTTACAGTTACAGTAACAAGTGCAACAGGTATTGCCAATGGCCAGCCTGTAAGTGGCCCAGGTATTGGAACGGGCGCCACGGTAACAAACGTATCTGGTACCACCATTACTTTGTCAGTAGCAAACTCTGGAACTGTATCCGGTAATGTTACTTTTTACACAGGTAACGTGGTTCAAGTTTATGTAAGCCCAAACAATAGTAATTACGTCTATTTCACAATCACTAATTCTGCCTTTAACACTACAGTTGTAGCCGCTACCCAAGTATCTTCAACTTACGCTTGTTCAACTGGAAATTTAAGCGTTATGGCATTGACGGGGGGTGGTTTTGTTATTTACTGGATTAATACTTCAGGTGGTACAACCAATTATCCAACTTATGCAATCTATTCAAATTCAGGTTCTGTAGTTACTTCAGCTCAACAAGATACAGTTCAAGGTGTTGCAGCGGGATCATCTAGTTATACAATTAGAGGTACAGCTTTAGCTAATGGTGGTTTTGTTCTTGCCTACGCAGGAACCACTGCTTTATATGCACGGGGATATGGGTCAACAGGAACAGCATCGTTTTCTTGGGTTTCATTTTCATCTATAAATGTAAGTTATGGTTGGGGTATTTCTTCAAGAAGTGATAGTTCTTGGTGCGTTGTTTACCCAACCACAAGCAATAACACATATAACTATTCTGTTTATAGTTCAAGTGGTTCATCAATTGTTTCTACCACATCGTTTACTACAACTATTGGCCAATCATCAGGTGTTCCCTATAACGCTGATGTAAGCGTATTATCTGATGGTACAACTTTTGTATTTTCTTATATTGCTTATGCTACAGGTGGTGTGTATCTGGCGTGTATGCGATTATTGCCCACAGGAAATACATTGGGTTCAGAGTACTACGTTAATATTGCAAACAATACATATGCTAGCGGTTTATATGGTTACGTTCCAATAAGAGTTATTGCACTAAATTCTAATAATTTTATTATTAACCAAAACATGAACTGTAATGGTTTTTGGTATGCTGCATTTAATAATAACGGTGGTACTATTACTTGTATTTCAGGTAAAGCCAGTGCATCTGGACAAGATACCGGCGCATTTATGCATCCTTTATGGGGATCGACAACTACTGGTGCAACCACTTTTAGTTCGGCATACGGCTTTGAATTTGGTGGGTCATTTTACTTTTTCTGGTCGCCCTACTGGAGTGGTAGTACAGCAAACTATAATTCAATGGCCGCTATCGTTAATGAAACAACATGGGCGCCAATTTATCAAAATTCTACTTCGGTAAATTTTGGTAATTCTTCAGGAACAGTCGTATCTTGGAATCCAACAAACACAAACCCTGCTGCGGTTACCTATAACGGAAATCCATCTGCTGCTAGTGGAGCACCCACAACAGGCACTATTTTGACTGGCCCTATTGCTTTAACAGGTGCTTCTGCTTATTCTAACTCAAGTTATACAACATCTTACGATTGCTGCACTTTACCCAATGGAACACTTGTATTTTGCTATTCTACTGGATCAAGTAATGGTAAATTTATTTTAAGTTCTTACACGCAATCAGGGACTTTAATATCAACAATTACATTTTCTGGCCCAAGCAATCTTAATTCTGGTAGTGGTGCTTTTACTATAAGCACAATTGCTTTATCAAGTGGAAAGATTGCAGTGGGTATTGGTTTTAGTGGTACTGTTTATTTATATTTATTTAATAGTTCTTTGGCTGCATTAGCAAATACTACTTTAACCACAGGTACAACAATTAGCAATCAATATAATTTTAATATGACGGCGTTAACCAATGATCGTTATGCTGTCGCTATAAATTATGACGGTAGTGGATACCCACATTTTTATGTTTATGACAATACAAACACTCTAATTGCTAACCAGCAAATAACAAATTA